TAATAAGTTCTGTACTGAAATTGTGTACAGCGAATACAAAGCAATAGGGGATAACAATGACAAATAGTTTAATCAATATTGCTCAAGTATTAAGTGAACGACTTAATAATAATCAACCAACACAACAAAGTGATTTACACATTGACGTGAATGGTAAGAAACAACTCAACTATGAGATTATGTTTCAATTACTACAAGGCGAAGTAGAAAAACATATACTTGAAAATCAAGGCAACGAGGTAGTTGACGAGTTTAAACAAAAAATTATTAGTAAGTTCAGTACACTTATACAACAACTCAATAACTAATTAACACTTAACTAATGGCGTTTAACAACGCCATTGGTGTATCTACAAGGCTCATACAAAATCCCAAAATAGTTTTCAGGCAAAGCCCACGCCACCACGCACAAAAACCAGCATTTGCTGGTCGCAAGACTTTACAAAGCAATATATATCCATATAGTTAAGGTTCAAACGAGATGAACTTAGACAAGTTAACAGACACAGAATTAAAAGATATTATTCTTCAAAAACAACTGCAGTGGATCAAACTTTGTCAGGATAATTTTTTATTATTTGCGAAAGCTGTTTGGCCAGATTTTATCTATCGTGATGTAGAGGACCCAAAAAAATGGGGCCACCATAAGATAATTGCCAATCAATTTGAAAAGATTGCTAGTGGTGATGAAAAGAGGCTCATCATTAATATGCCCCCACGACATACTAAATCAGAATTTGCATCCTATTTATTCCCTGCTTGGATGATAGGTCGTAACCCTAAAATGAAATTAATGCAGGTATCACACAATGCTGAACTAGCAACAAGGTTCGGTAGCAAAGTTCGGAACTTAATGAACACAAGAGAGTATAAACAAATATTTGGAAATGTTACATTACGAGAAGATAGTAAGGCTAAGGGACGTTGGGAGACCAATCATGGTGGGGAATACTTTGCAGCGGGAGTAGGCGGCTCTATCACAGGGCGAGGGGCGGACTTACTTATTATCGATGATCCACATACTGAACAAGACTCAATGTCTGATTCTGCTATGGATCGAGCTTATGACTGGTATTCATCAGGACCCAGACAACGTTTACAACCCGGTGGCCGTATTTGTGTAGTAATGACTCGTTGGGCTACTGACGATCTTACAGGAAGGCTCTTAAAATCACAAAGTGAACCTAAAGCAGATAAATGGAACGTTATAGAATTTCCTGCCATCATGCCAGATGGAGTTCCTGTATGGCCTGAATACTGGCCCTTAGAAGAACTAGAAAAAGTCAAAGCTTCGGTGTCCATGAAAAATTGGAATGCACAATACATGCAGGACCCAACATCAGAAGAGGGAGCTATCATCAAAAGAGAATGGTGGCAAGATTGGGACCAAGAAGAATTACCAAGATTACTTCATGTAATACAAAGTTACGATACAGCATTTAGTAAAAAGGAGACAGCTGATTATAGTGCTATAACCACATGGGGTATATTTGAACCCCTTGAAGGTTATGAGAAATGCATAATGCTTTTAGATGCACAAAAGGGTAGATATGACTTTCCAGATTTAAAAAATTTAGCAATAGAGCAATATCAATACTGGGAACCGGAAACCGTAATCATTGAAGCTAAGGCTTCAGGTCAACCATTGATACATGAATTGAGACGAGCAGGTATACCAGTAGTGGATTATGTACCAGCAAGAGGCAGAGATAAGCATACTAGGATTAATTCTGTAGCACCTGTGTTTGAGTCTGGAATGGTATATGCCCCTACTCAAGAACATTTTGCTCAAGAAGTCATTGAAGAATGTGCAGCTTTTCCTAACGGACAATACGATGACTATGTTGATTCTATGACCCAAGCTGTGATAAGATACCGACAAGGCGGATTTGTTAGTACATACTCAGATGACTGGGATGAGCCTAACTTTAAAGTTGAAAAGGAATATAAATATTACTAGGAGAATTTATGGCACTTAAAGGTAACCAAAAAAAGTTAGATAGAAATAACAATAACAGAATTGATGCACAAGATTTTAAAATCTTAAAAGCAGAAAAAGCAAAAGGCAGAGGTCAAGGTTTACAGGATGAAAAAATGAAACCAGGCAAACCAATGAAAGCTAAAAGAGGACAGTTCATGGGTAAAGCTACAAAATACAAAAAATATTTAAAAGGTTTAAAAGCAGCTACAGCAGGAGGAGGCAAAGGTAGTGGCACAGGCGGAAGTGATTTTTTTAATCGAGCCAAAAGAAGAATAGAACTTATGGATCCTGAAAAAACAACGAATCTTGGGAACCCAAGAAAAAAAGGTGATCCGTTTTTAGAAAGAAGATTTAATCTAGCTGGAGCTAAATCTTTAATCGGTAAAGCTGGAAGATTAGGTGCAGTTGGAACTGCAATTGGTGTAGCGGCAGTAGGAGCAAAAAAATTAATGGATAAAATTAAAGAGAACAAAAAGAAAAAAACTAAAGGTAAAATGGGTGGTGGTCTAGCTGCTGCTACTGAGAGACTTAAGGCTCAAGGTAAAATGGGCGGTGGCATGATGATGAGACCTATGGGTTATAAATCAGGTAAGTCTGTAAAAGTAAAATGCAAACTAGGTAGGAACAAACCGACCAAATTATATTAGGGGGATAAATGTCCCTTAAGAATCTATTTCAACTAGGGAGAAGACTTCTTAGAGGTAAGAAAGAATCTGCAACACCGGAAACCGGAAAACAACAAAAGCTTCTTACATACGAGGGTAAATCTCAAGAGACAGGATTAGAACTAGCAAAGAAAGAAATTTTTAATCCACCAGTTAAATTAAATAAAACAAAAGCGTTACATATGGGAGATGATACAGCTCCTGCTTTTGGATCTTCAACATATGACTGGGTAATGAGAAAAGGACCCGGTAAATATACTGCAGATGAATGGATCAATCATTTAACATCAACACGAAAAGAATCATTTAAAGTTTTTGGTAAACCCGCAACAAAAGTAGTACGAGATCAAAAAAGATTTACATATGATAGTGGGCCTTTCGTTGGTAAACAAGCATCAATTAGTAAAGAAGAATTGTTTGATACTAACCTTGCTATATTCAACGAAGCAGGAGATTTATCAGGTGGTTTGTTATTTGCTGCAAAAAAATTTGGTTTGAAGTTAGACGGTAATGAAATAGGTGCCATGATTAAATTAAATCCTATCAATAGACTAAAACCAGTTGAGTTTGGTGGTGCTAACACAGAGCTTATTACAAAAAATATAGATACTACTGCTAAGATGATAAAAAATTTTAGAAATGAAATAGCAGCTCCAGTTGGAGCTAGATTAGATGATGCGGTTTATTATTTATCGGGAGTAAGAAATAATTCTAGTCCAACACAAATCACAGAAGCTGCAAGAGAGGCCACAAGATCTTTAGCATCTTTTAGACAAACAGTTTTACCAGGTTCTAATCAATTTAAAAAAACAAATGAGTTAATGGGACGAATTGAAAAAGATGTTAAAGCACTAAAAGCAAATAAGACACAATATGGTAATGAAACTAATTACACTTTACAAGGTGGTAAAAATTATAGAGAAACTGTTTTTAGATTAGATGAAGATATTCCAGGTAACAGACAACTTAGAAACCCACCTGGACATTTTAGTGATGCAGGTAATAATCAAATCTATCATGTAAGATATGATACAAGAACTTTACCAGATGGTAAAAAAGCTTTTTTAATTCACGAAATACAATCTGATGCAAATCAATCAATTGCAAAATCATTATCCAAAGCAGAGCAACTTGGTGGTATTAAAAGAGTTAATCCTTTCCAAGCAGATCTTGAAATGAACTTACTATCTAACAGTAGATCAGGATTACTTTCGCAAATAGATGATGCAGTTGCTAAGGGAGATACAATTGCAGTTAGAAGATTGTCAGGCGAACTTGGAGATGTTAATAGAAAAATACAAGCTGTGTTTGGACAAGTGAGAGATAAAAAAGATTATTTCCCAATGGTCGAGGCAGATCAATATGGTGACCATGCTTTAAAATATTTATTAAACAAAGCAACCAAAGAAGGTGTTGATTATGTTGCCGTTGCCCCTTTTGACAAATTAAGTTTTAGACAAGGGTATAAAGCTGGTAATGAAAGATTTTATGGTTATGCATCTGGTAAAGGTATAGGTAAAAAAGGAACTGCGGTTATGCCTGACCTTATGAAAAAAGTTGCAAGGTTCTATGATTCAAAAGCAGGACCTATAAAAATATCTCTGTCAGATCCAAAATTACCTTATAAAAAAATTTCAACGAATAAATTTCAATACCCAGATAAAATGGGAGGTAAAAAAATTAATAGTAAATATCATGAGGATGCAGTGGCTAATCCAAAATCAGGATACAAGCGAATGTTTGCTGATGATCCGAACTTGTATTTTGATGCGTTTGCCGTTAAGGTGGGTCCTTTAATGAGATATACGCAAAAAACCTACAAAGCAAGAGGAGGGCTTGTAGTGGATATGTTTAAACCTATAAGGTACAATAGAGCATGGCTATAGAAAAGAATAATCCGACAGAAGAAGAAGTAGCAGAGCAACCTGAGGGCTTACCACCTGAAGTGATGGTGGAGGGTGAAGAAGAAATAGAAGAAAGACCTCAAGATGATTTCAATGCTAATCTAGCTGATAGTATGAGTGATCAAACACTCAATGCTATGGCTATGGATTTAATTCAAGAATATAAAAAAGATAAATTATCAAGAAAAGAATGGGAAGAAGCTTATATTAAAGGTTTAGATTTATTAGGTACAAAATATCAAGAGGTAACTAAACCATTTAAAGGTGCATCTGGAGTCACTCACCCTTTATTAGCTGAGTCTGTTACACAATTCCAAGCACAAGCATACAAAGAATTAATACCATCCGATGGTCCTGTAAGAACTAAAATTGTTGGACTACAAACTCCAATGGTTGAACAACAAGCGGATAGAGTCAAAGAATACATGAATTATCTGCTTATGGAAGAGATGGAAGAATATACAACAGACATGGATCAAATGTTATTTTATTTACCATTATCAGGATCCACATT